ACGTTTGACCGGGACATCGTTGGCTATTTTAGCCTCAATGCGTCCAATCTCCTTTGCTTGCAAAATCGGGCTAAGACGGGAAATGCGATCTGTCTCTTTTGGATTGGACCCGAGGTAGTAAGCCACATCAGGGCCAGCATCAGAGGCTTGAATCGCTTGCGCCATCACGGTCGTGATCTTAAGAGTTGGGTTGTACGCCACTTGTTCAAAGTCATCGTACTTAGACCGAGCCTCTTCTTCACGCTCGTGATATGCCTCAAGAATCTCCGCTTGCTGCTTTTGCTGTTCGCGCTGCTCAATTAGCTTGATTGCTTTGGCTTCTGCGTAAGCATCAACCGAATCAAACTGATCTACAGGCGGGACATCAACGGCAACGGGCGGCGGTGCTTGACGCTCACGCTCCCACTTTCGCTGTTCTCTTGCTAGACGTTTTTGGATTGCTGCATCAAGCTCTTCTTGTGTGAAGGTCTTGGTCGCAACTTCCGGCGTATCTACTGGTTCTGGAGCCGCCGTGGCTTCCAGTTCCGGCGCGGGCGCTACTTCCGCTTCAATCGCTACTACTTCTTCGGACATTTTGAATCCTAAGATTCCCCGGTGATCCGCGCCGGTACGGTTATCTTACATTATTCGTTAGGTTTTGCAATCTGTTCTGAGGCTTCTTTTTCAATCGCTTTAATCAAATTAAGAACTTCTGCATACGGGCGCTGGCCGAGGTACTGCAATATTGCGTTGAGCAGATTGATTGACAAATGTGCTTTATCCATTTGCCTGAGCCGCTTGGAATGCTGCAATAACTTTCGGCGTCCACGCTGCGTTACAGATAGCCTGTACGTTTTCTGGTGCGCCGCTGATGTCTTGACCGGGCGTTAGGCTGGAACGGTGGTAGGTTTTTGACAGCTCTACGCCGTCTTCAAAAATGCGTGTTGCTTCTCGGTAGAGAACAATGCCGTTCTCGGTAATGGTAATTTGGTCCACGACCTTAGATTTCGTAAGCATGAGATTTCCTTGTGTCTGACTACACTAATCCGGTGTAGTTAATTAAATTAAGCACGATATGTAATTGTTAAATGAATTCCTGAGTTTGCAGCTATTGCCACGGCCCCATATACACTTGCTGATGAAAGGCAAAAAGAAGTATTTGTTATGTTTCCGCCTTGATTTGTCAATGACCCTACAACATATCCTGAAGTTGGAGGAACAGGTGTGAAAGGTAAACCACCACACAAAATTCCCGCAGACGATGAAGCGATACTAGTTGCTCCAAATAATGAGGCTTGGACCGTAACTACATTTCCAATTCTTGTGTATTGACCGTTAGAGCTAAACGCACCGACAACAGTCAGTCCTGCTCCTTGAGTTGGAGTCCAAGTCCCTTCCTCGTAATCATCCAGCGTATTAGCGTTAGTTGATGCAGATTGGGTTGCGGGGAAAGTAACACCAACGCCGTCCGCAGAAGTTGAACCACCATTTAAAACAAGCGCGCCATTGCTGTTTAATGTCAGTCTTGTTGCGGACGCAGCACCAAATAGGATTGAGTCGCTTGCGTGAGAATATGAAACATACCCGCGAGTATTGCTTGCTGAATTTGCAAACAAAACCTCACTAAATCCAGCCCCGCCATTTCCTACAGATGATTTTATAATTACATCTGCTGCTGTATTACCAGAACCTGCTGTTAAATTTCCATTAACCGCAAGGTTTGTACCGTCAGTCGTCAAGTTTGCCGAACCAGCAAAAGATCCGCTTGAGTTGTATTGAATCTGCGTGGGTGCGCCACCCGGAGATCCACCCGCAGCAGCCCATGACATCACTCCAGCAGTCGTGCTGGTTAGCGCGTAGCCGTTTGCAGCAGGGACCGCCGTGGGCAGCGTATAGGACTGAGTGCCAGCAACCGCCGGAGCTGTAAGTGTTACTGTTCCGCTGGTTGAGCCTTTATAGCTTACAGACGCTGAACTAAGCGTTGTCCCATCAAACGTCAGCGCAGACCCAGTGGTCAGAGCACTTGACGAGCTTGCGTAGACAACACCGTTAGCCGTAAAGGATGTAAGTCCCGTACCGCCAGATGCGGTGCCTAATGTTCCCGCAAGCGTAACAACGCCAGCAGTTGCCGTGCTAGGCGTCAACCCAGATAAACTGGTTTGAAATGACTTTACTCCACCAGAAACAGCAATGTCACTAGCGGCAACTTTTTTGGTCACGCCGCTCTGAACAATAGGAACAACTTCTGTACCGCTAAGAGGTGTAGTCGCTGACGGTAGTGCAGAAATCGTAGTATTTGCCATGTCAAACCTTAAGCTGTAAGTGCAGCAACTTTGTCCTGAAACGCTTTTACACGAGCATCTAAAGCAACAGTCTGGGCTTTTAGATTGGCTTGTTGGCTTTCAATCTCAACTTGAGCCTCAGTTTGGTAAGCCTCACGATCTGCCACCGCTTTTTCGCGCAACCCAACCGCAGTTTCACGGTCTACCGAAGCAGCAAGTGCAACTTTAGCCTGGGCGTTCAAATCCTTGGCTTTAGCCTTGGCATCAGCCAGTTCTTGTTTGGCTGTTTCGCGGTCAGTTGCCGCATCAGCCCGTAGCGCGATTGCTTCTGCGTTGGCATCATCTAGTTCTTGCTTGGCACGCTCGCGGTCAGCTACAGCGTCTTGAGCGGCAGACAAAGCACCCTGACGAACAGCCAGTTCGTCACGCAACGCGGCCATGTTAGCCAGATCAATTGGAAATTGCTTGGTGAAATAATCAACGTAGTTCACGGCAGGAGAGTCGTTAGAGACTTGCATGGCAACCTCAAGAATAGTAACTAATGTTGAGCTTTGACCCGGCGCTTTGCTCAATAAACTGGATTTGCGATAAATCGCCGTCGTACTGCAACGTAACGCCAGCGGCAAGCGGCATACCAACGCTTGCGGTTGGGGCCACACCATCGTCGCGCCAGCGCACGGCTTGAGTTTCGGGCGTAATGATAGCAATCCGAGGCGACCCAATCAATCCACCTATATCGCGTGGCGGCACGGTCAGTTTGGTAGCAGAACTCAAACTTGTGATCTGCTGGTAGCCCATTACCGAGGTAATTGCTTTCAGATTAATAGCCATTAAAATCTCCCTCTTTCGGTGAATGACCGAAGTTTAATCAACAATTGTTCTGCACCGACCACCACAGAAGACTCAAAAAACCCGCCGTCAAAAAACGGCCCACCAAAAAATCTGTTGCTTCTAAAAAAATGGCCGCTAAAGAACTGACCACCAAAAAAATTCATTTTGGCCAGACGATGTTGAACGGATCAGTCTGAGTGGGGATGTCCCGCAGAGCTTGACGGTACGTCGCCCACTCAGCCTTGTCAACCGGAGAGTCCGCAAGTTGCGTCCAGTCGGTGTCCTTGAGCATCTGATTGCGTTGATTGCGAACTACTTGCCACTGTGTCACTACCCGCTGGTCAAGCTCTTCTTGGGTAAGTGGCTCTACGTCAACCAAGCAGCACATCCCGTCATATAGATGCGGGGCCGCAGACACTAACTTCTCTGTTGCGTGGTCGTAGGGTTTCCATGCCGAGATGATGTAGTAGCCCTCGGACTTAATCCAATCCACAGACGGCCCACGCTCACCGAAGGAGGTGTTGGGGAACCACTCAGTGTGGTCTTTGATGATGAGGTCTTGGTTAGCGATTTGCATGGTTACCTCGTTGGGAATGCGGCGGTTGGCGACTCTGTGATTGTACGGGCGGCTTTAGTAATTCTGATTTCTTCTAGATAACCATTAAGCGGCGTTGTTCCAGTGCGACTAGCTCCGACATACAAAATATCAGTCTGATTGAAGTTGTCTGTTACAGCGCCGCCGCTTGTTACTTCAAGCGCCCCGTTAATATAAATTTTAAGGTTCCCGGTTGCAGACCCAGACCTAACTACAGCAAAGTAATACCAAGTTGCTGCTGCCAGCGTAGTTGTTGCACCAGTCAAGTTTGCCGCTGTATAACTAAACTGAATCCTGTTTCCAGAGGTTACGTTGACCGACCACCCAGTGCTTGCAGCACCTTTGCTAACGATTCCGTAAGCAGCGCCGTTTGCGGTTAAATAGAACCATCCTTCAATTGTAAAATCACCAGTGCCAAGCTGAAGCTGCGGATTGTCTATAGCCGTCAACCAGTCTCCAGTCCCATCAAACTTCATGCTTGTTGGAGGCCACTGAGCAGTAATTGTGGTGCTAACCTGAGCATCACCGACCGTAATTAAATTGTTCTGCACGGCGGCGTCGTAGATTCCTGCGTTGGTGAAGTTGAGCAGGAGACTGGTGTTTGCGTCGTTTGTAAACGGAGAAGTTGGAACAGAAGTTACCGTCCTGACAGTGTTGCTTACACGAATATTGGAAAGATAACCGTCAAGGTAATAACCAGCCACGGGGGTCGCCCACAAACCACTAACACGAAGTTGCGCGTTTTGTGCGCTTGTCGTATTGCTTGCAGAATTTAGTAGCGTTCCATTAAGGTACAGAGCAATGGTGGCCCCGTTGTAAGTCATTGCCAAATAGTTCCAAGTATTTAGCACGGGCGCAACAGAAGAATAAACAAAAACACCGCCGACCTGACAAAACCATTTGGCTCCCGAACTGTTATCAATTCCTATCGCCGTTCTTCCAGCAGAACCACTTGTACCTTGAGAAACAAATGCTTGCGTTGCAGTTGAACTTGTAACGTAAACCCAAACTTCAATAGTAAAGTTGCCTGTTGGAATTATTTGACTGCTTGAAGTCAACAAAGTATCAGATGTTGAAGCAACAAAGTACCCGCTCCCACCATACAGCGCAGTGGTGTACGAGGCCGTTGGGGAGAACGGCTGGAATGCTTGGACGCGGGGGGTGCCGTTTACTGTGATTGTGAAAGGTCCGCCCGCATTTGCTGTACCGTTGTCAATGAAACGGTTGGATTGGCAGGTGAGAAGAGAGGTTTGCGTTCCAGTAATGGCGGCAGATGGGTTTCCGTTTATATTTGCAGATTGTATTCTTGTGAGAGGAGTTGTAGAAACAACAAAAGGAGTAGTTGTATATACCCCGACTCCTTTGACAAGACGGACGTTAGAAATGTATCCGTTTAAGTATGAAGTAGCGGAATCTGAAGCACGTCCAATAAATACAGAAGATTGAATATAGTTGTTGCCGTCGCTATAGTTACTTCCAGCTTGAGTCCCGTTTATAAATAATTTTGTTACTGACGAAGAACGAGAGACTGCAATGTGGTTCCATGCATTTGCGTTTATTCCAACCCCGGTAATTACAACTGCCCCTCCAGTAAAATAATTTACTACTCCGGAGCTTGTCATATAAACAAGAGGTGCCACCGCGGCTCCTGTTGCCCCGCGCATATCTACAAACACCATTTGATTTGATGTGTTTGCAACGTATACCCAACATTCGATTGTAAAATCACCAATACCAAAAGCAAATGCTGCGTCGCTTGCAACAGTTAAATAATCCGTACTGCCATTAAAGTAATTACTCCACTGCCCATTCGGCCAATACGGAGTGATTGAACCCTGCGTCGGTGTGCCGTTGCGGGTGATGGTAAAGTTGTTCGTTGAAGAATCTAAGAACGTATTGTTCTGCTGCCCGTTAGTGCTGGTTGTGTTTAGCAACAGCGGGACGTAGGCAAAAGAGGGGTCGGTTGCACCGCCAGCAGCAGGCCTACGAAACAGAGCTTTGCTAGTTGAAAACATCAGAAATTCGCCCCGGATTGGACGCCGTACCAGTTCGTTCCGTCCGAAATGAATGCGTAGATGTCAACCTTTGTATTCGTCAGGGTAGCCGTTGGGGTCGTTCCGCCCGGATATTTCAAGGTCCCAGATGGCGATGTAAAGGTCAGGCTAGTCGGGGTTGAAGCATAAACCACAAGCACCGTCAGGCTCTTTCCGGCAGCGGGAGACGGCAACGTAATTGCATTCGCCCCGACCATCGTCGTAATCGTCTGGAAGGTTCCGTTTGTCAACGACAATGTGATCGCGTTACCTGTAACAGTAGCCGTGAAGTTGGTCTCTGTGTAGTTCGTTACTGTCGGGTTGGTCAGTGCTGGCGTATTGTTAAAGACCACTAACCCAGAGCCTGTGTCATCGGTCATCGCTGAAAACAAGTTGGCGCTTGATGGCGTACCTAAGAACGTAGCGACCCCAGTGCCTAGACCAGAAACACCCGTAGAAACAGGGAGCCCCGTGCCATTCGTAAGCACAATCGCTGAAGGGGTACCCAAGTCACCGCCACTGACAAGCAACGTGCCTGTTGCGTCTGGCAACGTAATTACAGGAGTGCCAGCAGTTGCGGCAGACTGTAGCGTCTGTGTACCAGCACCGCTTGCGTTACCTTGGACTTTGATATTTGACATTTAAGTATTCCAAATTAACCAGACTTGCCCAGTCGGCACAGTAACTGCATACCCAGTAGCTACAGTCACTGGAGCAATGCTAAGTCCGTTTGTGTTGCTGGTCAGCGTGTAGTCCTGACTGATAATAATCTGCGATTCAAGTATAGGTCCGCCACCACCGCCGCCACCACCAGTATACTGCGGAATATTAAGCGTATTGCCAACAAATGTGGCCGCACCTGACGTTCCGGTGGTGGTTAGCGTAATTGGAGCCTGATAGTCCGTCCCCGCCGTAGCGGCAGAGAATGCGCTTGTTCCGTTACCTTTTAGAATTCCAGTAAGCGTCGCTGCCCCAGAACCGCCATTAGCGACTGGCAGCGTTCCGGTAAACGTGATGTTAGGAGTCGCCCCGCCACTAGATGCAATGTTTCCGCTGCCGGTAACGGATGAAACACCACCAATAACCGTACCCCAAGAGGTATTTGTACCGTCAGTGGTTAGGTATTTACCAGAGTTTGTCGCCTGGGATGGCAGCAGTGCATTAATCGCAGCCGTGGTTGTGGTCTGACCAGTTCCACCATTTGCAACATCAATTGTGCCAGACAAGGAATGCGTAGCATTCCACGCAGCCGCGCCAGTGGCGCTAAACGAACCGTCTGCCGGTGTTGAATGGTTGACAGTTAATGTCATGCCAAAAACCTCAATCTATACAGAGCACGCAGATAAATTTCTATAATGTTATCAATCAATTGCTGCAAAGACATATCCGTCTTGTCAACAACCTCGTATCGGCAAGACTCAATTTCTTTTAACTGCTCTTCCAAGAACTCAACAATGTTAGTCGTTTTCTTGGCAGTCATCAACGTAATCGGCCCAATCAAACCGTGCCGACCCTGGTACGCTTCGGCAAAATCATCTGCCGCTTCAACAATTAGCTCGTAAAAATGCCCAAGCGCCTTGTGCTTACTGTAGCTTCGCGTGTTGAGATGTACGCTATGGGCTACATCCCTAGCAAGAAATAGCAAACCTACAAAATCCGCGCATTTCATTGCATCATCTCTTCAGAAGGCATCATTTCCATCGGCATGGATTCCTCACGCATTTCAGGCATTTGATTCATCAAATTCTGCGACTCCATCGCCGCAGCGACCAC